GCCCGGCGCCGAGCGGCACGTTCATGATGCTGAACGTCTGCTTCCGGAGCAGCTCCCGCTGTTCGCTGTCGAGATTGAACAGGTCGAGGAAGTTCCGGGAGTGCCCGATGATGGACTCGCCCACCACCGTCATCAGGGCGCGGCGCCGGCCATAACACAGCACCACGGGGAGCTTGCCGAACTGGTGCTCCCCCTGATCGGCTGGCTTGCGGGCCTCCGGCACGGGGAGCTTGCCGCTCTCGCTGACCGGCATCACCTGCTTCGACTTGACCGACTCGTCGACCACCCGGAACCCGACGGCATTGACGTCGCGGATGCGCCACTGCATCAGGCCCGCGTCGGCGGCCTCGAAGTCGTTCTCCCCCACCGGCTCCAGCAGACGCACGGCAGACAGACGGCCGAACCGGTCCTCCTGCCAGTGCAGCATGTCGAGCGCGGTATACGTCCGCAGGTAGAGGGGCATGGCGTCCGCGCCGGTCAGCGGCGGCCCCTGATCGTCGTCGGCCCGGTCCATCAGCGTCGCGCTGTGCCCGAGCAGCATCGACACCCGCATAACATCGGTCATGTAGGCCGTCAGGTCGTTGCCCTTGCGATCGACGTCGTTGCACCAGAGGACGTAGGGGTGCTTGTCGTCCTCGCTCTTGACGCTGCGCGTGGGGGCTTGACGGAACAGGGCGGCGAGCGTTTGCCCGATGATGACCCGGGCGATGTTCTCGTAGCAGGCGAGCTTGCGGCGCTCCTTCAGCTTCGCGGTCGGCTTCTTCGGGTTGGGGTTGGACACCCAGCGGACGATCTTCTTTCCGGCCCCCGGCTCGGAGCCTTCGTCGTCGGCGTAGACCGGAATCGAGTGGTCTTCCCACTCGCGCGGGTGCGGGATGATGTTCATCCCGTCCTGGTAGCCGCCGGTGCCTTCGTAGACTTCGGCGAGGGCTCGCCATTCTGCGAGGAAGTACTGGTAGAGGGGATGGGTCGCCGTCGCGGAGGTGGGCGCGTTCGGCGGGGTCCGGGCAGCCATGTGTTAGACAGGAGGGCTCGCGCGCGGATCGGGCGCGTCGACTCCTGACTATGGCGGGTCAGCGGTTCGGGTGTCAGACAGGCGTGCGGCACGCAACAGTGCCTCTTGCTCATCGAGCGCGCGACGCGCCATCAGCAACTCGTCGCGTAGACGCTCGTGCTCCTGCTCAGCCTCACGCAACCGAGACGCGGCCACACGAGCATCGGCGATTGCGTCGGCGCGTAGGCGTCGCACCTCGACGATGAGGCGCGCCACATCATCACGCCCACCCGCGTACGCGTCGAACGCAAACTCACGCGCAGGCTGGGCTGCTCGCTGCGCGATCGCGTCAAGTTCGTCGTCGGTCATTGTCTACACCGCTGGCGAGTTCACTTCGGTCAACCGCCCCACGCCGTATCTGGAGTAGAGCGCATCCCGCACGAGTTCGGAGGCGCTGGATTCGTCCGCCTTCGCCCGCGCGATGAGCTGCTCATACTCCGGCCGGCAGAGACGGACACAGATCATCTTCTGGCTGCTCCGTGGCACCTCGCAGGCTTCAGTCTCTGCCTGCGGCTCCTCGGTATGACTGGCAACCGTTGCCACCTGCTCCCGCATCTGGCTCACGAACTCATGGGAGACGCCACAGAGCCGCGCCGTCTCCCGATTCGACCACTGCGACCACTCCGCATCTCGCAGGAGCGTCTCGACAGAGCGCCGCTTGTCCGCGTTCGAGCGCCGCAGCCCATGCGCCGCATTCGCCCCGCAGGAGTGCAGCACCGCGTCTCGGCGTGTCCCCTGCCTCACCTCGGCGTCGATCTCCGCCAGTCCGAGGCTCCTGTGCGCCGCCATGCGGTGGAAGCCGTCTGAGGGCCAGTAGGATTCGCCATCGAACCAGAGCACCACGGGTGGGAACGTGTGCCCTTCGGAGAGCTTGGCGGCGTAGTCGGCCACCACGGCGTTATCGAGGGCAGCGCGGGATTGCGTGCCGCCATCGAGGCGGATCAGGGCGATGTCGATCAGCATGGATGGCCTTCGCCCTGATCGGCAGCTGAAACCAATGGCTCTTTCGGACGACAGATCGGCGTCGACTGCCACGCACCGGCATCGTCCAGCCACTCCTGCAACTCGATACGAACGGCCGGCCCGATGGGGTGTGGCGGTTCCGTCACTGGCATCGTGTCAAGGCGCTCAGCGTAAGCCTTCAGCGTCTCCCCGAGCGCGCGCACGAGCGGCCACGACAGGCTGGCGATCGCCACGTCCTGCAGGAACCACTCACCATCGTCATCGACTGACTGTGCCCGCGCTGGCTTCGCGCCGTGAATGAGCCTCAGCAACAGGCCCGCGTCACCCAGCGAGTACCAAGAGAAGTGATTCGGGAACACGTACGCCGGGCGCGAGTCGGCGATGCGTTCGTAAGCCTCCGAATACGGCCAGTTGGGACGATAGTCTCGTCGCAGCAAGTCGCGTAGCCGCGTCAGCTCGCCAGCGAGAGCATCGACGTCCGCCTTTGATTCCGGCGTCGCTCTCGCCCTGATCGCGTCGACATCCAACGGCTCGTTCGGATTGTGGTTCATAGAAACTGCTCCATGTGAGCGAACCCGGCTTTCACCTCGGGTTTCCGTACCGGGAACTCCTGATGCACCAGATAGCCCAACGCATCGGTCTGATGCGTGTGCGTCTCCCGCGGCTTCTTCTCGAGGTCGTCCGTCCCAGCCTTCTTTGACGTGCGCTGAAACGACCGCACCACCTCGATCGTCGCGCAGCGCCGCGCCGGCTCCGTCTTCAGCACCCACAACCGCGTGCGCCCCGTGGCGTCTCGCAGTAGCCGATTCACCGCGTTGATCCGGTCCGTCACCGCGGGATTGTCCCGGGGCACCTTCATCGTGAGCGACCAGCCCTTGAGCGTGTCCGCGATGATGTCGTAGTTGGATTTCAACGACTTGACGTGCCGCGCCTTGCCCGTGGCATCCCCGTAGACGAACGCCCCGACCGGCCACGGCTTTGGGTAGCGGTCCATCAGCTTCAGGCAGCAGCTCTCAACCGTCGCGCCGCCGTATTCGCTCACCCAATCGATCACGCGCAGCTCAGGACCGAACCGGCCGGAAGCAATTTGACATATTCCCAAGGTCATCGGGTCGACGTTGAAGTCGAAGGTGAGGCGGAGCGGGAGCCGCGGCTCGATCGGCACGTCGTGGATCCAGTGGGTGTCCTGGTCGAATTGCGGATAGGCCAGCGCGCCGGACAGATTGACGAACTGCCCATCAAGGTAGCTCTGGATCTCCGCTTCCGTGGCGTTCTCGCTGATCTGTGTGACGAAGTCCGGGTGGTACTTCAGAAGTTCGGTGTTCTCCTGCGTCCGCATCCGATAGGTGTGGTACAGCTCTGGCCGATCCGGTGACTTGAAGACGTCGTTCAGCCAGTTCAGGCCCTCGGGTGTGCCGCTCGCGACCTTCTGGCGCAGCTTCGCGCCCGGGTGACGCACGCGGGCCACGCCGTTGCGCCACGCCTCGTAAGGTGTGCTGCCCGGCTCGTCGACCGCGAGGTAGGCGACGTTCGGCCCCGCGATGCCCTTGAAGTTCTCCGCCGTGAAGAACCAGATCGGTCCGCCACCGGGCCACGTCAGGATGTGGTCCGTCTGGTGGTAGTGATACTGGTCCGGCCGTAGGAACCACGGGATGCCCGATGCCGGGTCGAGATCCTCGAAGGCGGGCAGGATCGTCTTCTTGACGTGGTCCCAGTTGGGCACGATCCAGATGCCCGGCAGCGGGGCATTGATGGCCGACAGCTTCAGCACCTTGGCGACGAGACAGGACGTCTTGCCGGAGCCGCGGCCGCCCGTGAAAAGCAGGCTGGCCTCCGGCGTGTCGTCGTCGAAGAACGCCTCTTGCGCCGTCCCTGGGATGGGCGCCCACCAGATGGTGAGATCGCTCATGAGACGCTACGGACGATCCCGAGCTTTCGCGGCGTGTAGGGCCAGCGTGATTCCGGCAGCAATTCCAACCGTGACAGCAACCGCCCGCATCCCTCGCCTTCACAGCGGATCTCGATGACAGGCCGCTCAGGTGTCGGCTGGTGCTCTGGCGCCGGCAGCATCGGCCACGGACGCCCACAGAGGCACGCGTGGAACTCCTGATAGCTGGTCTCCCAGATCAGCGCGCGCTCGCTCACCGGCCCTCCTGTGGCTTGTGCCGTCCCCCGAACACGACGCGGATCGCCTCGCCATCTTTCCCGCTCACCTCGACCGATTCGGTGGGCTTCCCGAGGGCACGATTGAACGCGTCCTGAATCGCCGTGATGTTCGGCCGCTCCGTGTGGATCCACACGAACTGATCGGGGTCGAGCTCCTCGTCGATGAACTTGCGGATCGTCTCCGGGTCGGTGACGAGCTCCGCTTTGCCGCCCTTGTCGAGTGACCGGCGGTAGAGGAAGCTGCACCCCTCCGCGAGGGCGAGCTGCGCATTGAACAGCCGGTCCGCGTTCTGGAGGATGCGCTGGCGCAGAGCTGCGGCCACCTTCTCGCGTTCGAGCGTGGCTCCATTGCGCGACCCCTTTGGTCGGCCGCCCTTCTTCCCGTTCTGTCGTGAGGCGTCACCTGGCATGATTCTTTCCCGGCTAGGTTCGGAGACCTGGCTACCTACATTCTGCGCTGAGCCTTAGCTCATGATGAGTGGAGGTCATGGGCGTGAGCCTCCCTGCGGAGCCGTCCCCCGCAGGCGGTTCGGATGTTCCGCGCTCTTGCAGGTGACGCGGCAGCCCCAGATGGTTTCGAACTCCATCCGGCTCTCGTTCGGATCCTTGGCGAGCCACGCAGGCGGAACCACTGCCTTCAGGGGCTCCCACATCGTGTCACGCGCCATGTCGTAGTCCATGGCGATGAACCAGACGAGTCCAGGCGTGCCCATCTCCTGCACAACCTCAACCTTGTCCAGTTCCGTCTTCCCCCATCGACGCCCGGTGACGACGACACGAAAGCGCGCCTCGTGACGCTCGTCTCGCATGTAGCCTCTCATTGGTTGGTCGCTCATGATGCGGTCGCCGCCTCCTGCGGGCCATGTTCGGTGCTCATACTCGTCGTTCCTCTCTCTCCCAAAAGCTGAGCGGTTGGCTCAGGGTTCCTGTTCCCGTCTCTCCGTCGAAATCGTTAGGCGACAGCGACTTGCGGCTGCGCACCGTCGAACATCACGGCCACGCGATTGGTGACCTTACCGAATAGCGGCATGTCGATCTCGCGAATGACGTGCCGCAACACCGGGTCAGTCGGGCGGTGACGTTCTGGGATGCGTTCCATCTCCTCGGCGGTCAGCGTGCGCTCGACCAGTTCACGCCTGAGCCACGCGCCGCGCTTAAACCGCGCCGGGTAGTCGTTGAAGTTGACGCCCTTCGCGAACAGCATCTCCTGCTTGTCTGCGCCGTTCTTGCCGTCCAGTTCGCGGTGCGAGTAGTAGTGCTGCGCGGCCTGCGTGATGGCGTTCTTCGTGGCGTCGTACTCGCGCCAGAGGAAGGCGTTTGCCGCTTCCTCCATGCTGGGCACCTGAAACACGCGGCAATCGAACGTCGGCAGCGTCTTTCCTACGCGGTCGGGCCAGTGCTCCTGAGCGGCGATGAGGAAGCGCGCGGTGGCCAGCGCCGCCAACGTGCTCACCATCTTGAACACCGTCCCATCGAAGAACACCTGCGACTTCGGCTCGCGCTGCTGCCACACAAGCGAGATTTCGTCCGATTGCGTGTAGGCAATGCGCGCGTCCGACTCGTCGAGCAGGTAGGCGGCCGTGTCGGTCATCGCCGTCTGCATGTTGACGTCGAACGGACGCGTCATGCCGCGCGTGAAGCCGCTGAAGCTCCGCCCGTCGAGCCGCGCCACAATCGGCAGCATCGGCATGAACTTCCGCCCCGTCTCCGCCGCCTCGTAGCCCTTGATGCGATCACCCAACGCGTCGCTCATGCGCTGCTCCAGTTCTGCTCTCCACGCCTCGACGAGCGTCAGGCGGCGTGCTGCGACTTCGGCTGGTCGTCCTTTTCCAGCGTCTTCTTGAACATCACGCCGGCCGCGACGTGGTAGATCACGATGCCTTCGGGCTTCATGAAACCGGGAGCCGCGAGCGAGCCTTCGTGACGTAGCTTCTCGATGTAGTTCTCGTCGTGCTTCGGGCCGAACAGGCCGCGATAGAGGATGGGCACGACGTGGCAGCAGGCCGGGGCGTATTCCTGCTTGTCTTCGAGCGGCGCACTTGAGACAGGCGAGACCCAGCGAGACGTGTTGAACAGGCTGAAACGCTTCTCGCCGTTCGTCAGGCCGTAGCCGCGCTGGATGCCTGAGCCCCACCACTCGCCGTAGTGACGGCCGCCGCCGAGCGCCCACAGGTCATCCGCGTACTTCTTCACCCACGCGGCAAAGCCGAAGTTGTCGGCATCGGGCGTGATGTAGCGGTTGCGCGAGCCGGCCAGCATCCAGAAATCGGCGTTCTCCGCGACGAACGGCAACGCGACGCGTTCGGCCCAGCCTGCGTCACGCTTGTGAATCAGGTAGACCTGCGCGTTCGTCCCGTCAATCTTCTCGGTGATCACGCATTCGCGCGTCAGCCGCGCCATCTTCGGGAACTCGACGAAATCCTGCTCCATCATCTCGCTAGCCTCCTCCTGTAATCGAGCTCTCAATGCTCGTTCCCACGCCTGCGCGATCTCCGGTGTCGCCCACAACAGCGGACCCAGCGTGATCAGACGGGCGGTGACGCGGGCGAAGCGCTCAGCGCGATCGGCGTCGAGGGGCTCGAGCGCCAGCGCCGGCTGCGTCACGCGTTCACCTCGAAGAACGCCCGCGCGAACCCGGCCGGCGTGATCGCGTCTTCGGGTCGCGCATTCTCCTTGCTCGTCTTGAACGTGCTCGCCTTCGTCCGCGGAACGGGGCGCTTGGCCGGCGCGGTGAACTCGCCCCAGATGCACGTGGGCTTGTGCGCCGCGTCGCCGTATTCCCAATGGTAGAACTCCAGCCGCGCCGGGCCGAGATAGCGCCTGAGCTTGTTCCGCGGGTTCTCCAGCGCCCACCACGTCGGCCGCTGCACCAACACGATCCGGTGACACACATCGACCACCGAGAGCGCCGCCAGAATCTCCGCCTCGCTCGGCGGATAGCGGTTCCGCGCGTAGCTGAACACCGTGCAGGGCGGCGCCGCCAGAATGCCGTGGACGCGATGCGCGCGCCGCTGGAGCAGCCGCACGTCCCCGCTGTCGGCGATTGGGTCGACGAGCTCCCACCGCATACCCCGCCTCACGGTAGGGTCGCGACCACTCGCCCGAACCGCCGCACAGGTCGAGAATCAACATCAGACTTCGGAATAGCCGCCCGAGAAGTCCTCTATGCCATCTGCCGGCGTCTTCGGCCGCGCCAAGTGAGGCGAACGCCTCATGCGTTCCAGTTCCTCACGGATTGGTTTGCAACGCGGACACTCGGCTAGGGCCTGCTGTAACGCGTCACGCTTCACATCATCGGATGCACTCACAACGAACCTCCATCACGGCGTCACGCCGCATCCTCCAGCCCGAGCGCCGTCATCACAGCGCCGCCACCTGTTCGATCGTCTCGACGATGGCGACGGGCCACCGTTCGCGAAACGCCGCCTGCCGCTCAGCCGTCAGCAAGTCCCCGTAGCTGCGCGTCGTGCGCCGAGCGCGCTTCACCTTCGGCACCGCGCCGGGCGTCTTCACCTCGACCAGCCGCCACACGTCCCGCGCCGGGTGAAACGCGAGGATGTCGGGGGTCCCTTTCCCCATGCGCGCCAGCGACAGCACGAGCCAGCCGTGCGCCTCCAGAGCGGCCACGATCGCCGGGTGCGTCTTGTCGACGCGACGACGCCAGGACATCTAGCGGGGCTCTCCGTGTTCGGCCCCAGCGGCGAGGCGCGTCTCTCGAAGCGCGGCGCACTTCTCGCAGTAGCGCTCGCCGAGATGCGAACGCAGCCCCCACGCCGACGTCGGCATCAGCGTTGCCATGACGTGCCGGCCGCACAGCGACCACGTCGTCTTGTCGCGCGGGCTCCAGTGGTAGAACCACGTCCCGCTGACGCCTTCGGTGATGACGTACGCCGGTGTCGTCGTGGCGGTACTCACGTCGTCTCGCTCCCGTCAGATTTGGGGCGCACTCGTCCCGGCCGCCTGCCTGTATTCCGACTGTCTCGATTGCGCAATTTGTCGCAGACGATGCACACACTGCCGTGGCCGTCTGGGCTCGCCTTCTGTCGATAAAACTCGTCCAGCGGCTTCACAACGGCGCATTTTGAGCACCGCTTCTCTGTTCGGCTGACCAATCGCTGGCGTGCTTCATTTGAAATTGTCATTCAGCCTCGCTGTAACGCCTCGTGCGACTTCCAATGCATCTGCGGGAGGGGCTGCACAGCTCCGCGCTGGATGGTGTTGAGAGGCGAATCAAACATGGTCGGGTTCAGCGTCCATGACAACGCCTGCTGTGCCGCGAACAACTGGCAATAGCGTTCGGCGTCCGTCTCCACGGCCAGCGCTTCGCGGATGTCTTCCAGTTGCCGCTCCACAAAGCCGATAACCCACTTCCTGCCACCAGTCGGCTCAGCGACCAATGGCGCGCCCGGATCCATCGCTTTAACCGTCACGGTCATCCTCCCAGTTCTGCGTGCAGCCGTCCCACCGCTATAGCCAACCCCTCGCGCACATCCTGTCGATTGACGAACGCCTTCGCTTCAGCCGCCGTCACCTTGCGGTAGTTGTGATAGGCGGGGACATCGCGCGCGAGGCTGGCCAATTTCGCCGCCAGCGCCCGCCGCCGCTTCGCTTTGAATCTTCGTCGCTTGTTCACTGCTCGCTCCCGTCAGGGGGTGGTGAAGGAAGGGGCGCGAAGTGCGTCACGTCGAGGCACGTCAGCATCCCGCCGTTACGACAGCGACCGTATCGCCAGTCGCCCTGCTGCCACTGCGCCACGCGCGGCTGAGCGCCGTTGAGCACCAGCACGTCGCGGCCGTCCGTCCATTCGTTCGGGAGGTCGGCGATCGGCTGCCAGCCTTGCGCTTCGATCTGCGCCAGCAGGAACGGGAGATCCTCACGGGCATGGGCGATAAACTCAGCGTCAGCAGGCGAGAGGCGAGCTGCGACCTGCACGCCGCCACGCGTCCAGACTTCGCGCGACGACGTGCCATCCCATGCGTCT